ATAATCCAAGGATTTAAAGGATTAAATAGAAAAAATAAATGATGGAACAAAAACACTAGGAGATTAAATCTACCATGAATAACGAAGAAACTAATTATAACGACTTATACGAAGCGGGCAAAGAAACCCCAACTTTAGATACTAAGTCCGTAGAAGATGAAAAACTTTATCAGACTGCGGATGGGAAACATGCAAAGTTGGACACCGATAAAGGAACAGAAGGCAAAGAAAAGAAGAATAAGTCTTCTATCGCTGCTAAAGCATCAGCCGCTTCGAGTAAAGTTGAAGTTCCATCTGCACTGGGAACTCCAGAGGAAAGAATGGAACAAACTCTTGATGCACTTTTTGATGGTGAAAATCTCACAGAAGATTTCATGGTTAAGACTGCAACAATCTTCGAGGCAGCAATCAACGAACGAGTTGGTGAACTTGAAGAAATTATACTTGAGCATTACGAAGAACAACTCGCAGAACACATCGAAGAAGTATCAACACAACTTGCAGAAAAGTTAGATGACTATCTAGGTTATGTTGTAGAAAATTGGATGGAAGAAAACGAACTCGCAGTAGAAAGTGGAATTCGTTCAGACATCGCAGAAAACTTCATCAGTGGTCTTAAACAACTCTTTGACTCAAACTACATCGATGTTCCAGATGAGAAATATGACATCATCGAAGACATTTCATTAGAAAACGAAGAACTTAAAAATACACTTAATGAAGCGATTCAAAATAACATCGACCTTCACCAAGAAGTTGTAGCACATCGTTGTCAAGAAATCTTTTTTGAAGAGGCAAACGGACTAATTGATACCGATGTAGAACGATTGGCATCATTATCTGAAAATGTTGAATTTGAAGACGAAGACCAATATCGAGATAAAATTCAAACACTCAAGGAAAGTTACTTTGGAAGTAGTTCTGAATCATCCGCGTCGTATCTTACCGAAGAAGGCAGTGATGACAGTCAAGTCAATAGCGACCCATCAATGAATCATTACATGAGTGCCATTAGTCGTCACTCAGACTCAAACAAAATGGTATAAAACTGAGTTTTTATACATAAAACATAAACTAATTTAAGTTAAACACTATTTAGGAGAAATAATAGAAATGGATAATAACACAACACCTTACGATGTTTTACAGGAAAAATGGAATCCTGTACTAAATCATCCCGATCTTCCAGAAATTGAAGATTCATATAAGAAAAAAGTAACAGCGGCTCTCTTGGAAAACCAAGAAAGCGCACTTCGTGAGCAACACCTCACAGAATCAACACCAACAAACTCAATGGGTGGCAACTTCAGTAACGCACAAATCGGTACTGCTGGTGGCCTCGCTGGTTATGATCCAATTCTAATCAGTCTTGTTCGCCGTTCTATGCCGAACCTAATTGCTTATGATTTGGTGGGTGTACAACCTATGTCTGCACCAACTGGACTCATTTTCGCAATGCGTTCACGATATGATACACAATCTGGTGCAGAAGCATTGTATCAAGAAGCATTTGCTAAGTTCTCTGGTGCTGGTAACACCTCAACAGGTGCCGCATTCAGTTCAACTGGTGGTATCGACCCAACAGGTTCACCATCTCTTGACGGTTTCCGAGCATTGCTCACTTCAACTGCTGAAGGTATGGGTTCATCAGATGGTACTGCATTCCGTGACATGGCGTTCAGTATTGAACGAGTTGCTGTTGAAGCAAAAACCCGTGCATTGAAAGCAGAATACACCACTGAACTCGCACAGGACTTGAAAGCAGTTCACGGTCTTGATGCAGAAACTGAACTTGCTAACATCCTCTCAAGTGAAATCCTTTCAGAAATCAACCGAGAAGTTGTCCGAAGCATTTATGTTTCAGCAAGAAACGGCGCACAACACACAGATTTGACAACAGCAGGTACATATGACCTTAACACAGATAGTGATGGTCGTTGGAGTGCTGAACGATTCCGTGGTTTGATGTTCCAATTAGAACGAGAAGCAAACATTATTGCAAAGCAAACACGAAGAGGCAAAGGTAACTTTGTTCTTTGTTCATCCGATGTTGCATCCGCACTCGCAATGGGTGGTTGGTTGCAACTCTCACCTGCACTCAACAACTCTTTGGATGTTGATGACACAGGTAATACTTTCGTTGGTACACTCAACGGTAAGATGAAAGTTTACATCGACCCATACAGTGCTACTACAAACGATGGCCGCTCAAGTGATATAAACTTCGCTTGTGTTGGATATCGTGGTAGCAATCCATACGATGCAGGTATTTTCTACTGCCCATACGTTCCGTTGCAAATGGTTCGTGCAGTTGGTGAAAACACCTTCCAACCAAAAATCGGGTTCAAAACTCGTTACGGTATGGTTGCAAACCCATTCGCACACGATGACGGTACTACTGTAACTGTTGGTTCTGGTAAGAATGTCTACTATAGACTCTTCACCATCACTAACCTACACGGTAATACATAATCGTTAGTGAATTAACTTAATAAGATAGAGGGAGTCCTTCGGGACTCCCTTTTTTCTTTTATACATAGTGTGAGGAGATTTGTATGGCATATGAAGGCGGATATACTGGGGAAAAGGCAGGATATACTGGGCCGGGAATTCCAGATGTTACAAGAGTATCAGATCCCAGGCAACCAGATACCAATAACTATCTCTCTGCCAATTATTTTAAATTTGAAATTAGCAGACTTCCGTTGGTAACATATTATTGTCAACAAGTTAATCTTCCTTCACTTTCTTTAAGTCCAGTGGAACAGCCTACCGTCTTTGGAACTACCGCCAAATGGATTGGAGGCAAATACACATGGGAAGAATTAAATGTCAGTTTCCTTGTTGATGAGGATATGAAAAACTGGATTGAAGTTTTTGAATGGATGGAAGAAATTGGAACAATGGTAGATTTTAAAAGCAATATAAGTTCCCAGCGTAATATACCTAGGCCTTCTGGCCAGACTGAGGATTTCTTTTCTGATTCAAAAATATCCATCACAAATAGTAGTTATAAAACAAAATTGGAAGTTAGTATCTATGATATGTTTCCTATAGCATTAAGTGGCATCCAATTTAATAGTACATCTTCTGATAATGAACCCGTTGTGGCCAATGTGACTTTTGCATATGCCTATTATTCAATAAATCGACTGGCAAATTCACCATAATACTTGATTTTTATCAAATTTGTGATATACTGTACATATGAATATAGATGATATTAGGCAATTAGTAAATAAAGACATGGTAATGGACGAAACTGCATTGGACATAGAATCCATGAAGACGCCACAATTACACAATAGATACCTCATTATATTCACAGATGAAAAACTGATTTTAGGTAAATTAAAATCAGACTTTAATGTTTTACGAAAGAACAAATGGCTATATTATACAGGAAAATTGAGTCAAGAAGAACTGGATAATTTTGGATGGGCCACATTCGATTTAAATATACTAAAGTCAGACATCGACAAATTCTTAGATTCGGATAAAGAGATTATTACATTAGCCAATAGAATACTACTACAACAGGAGAAAGTAAACTACATAGAAAATGTAATAAAGATAATCAATAACAGACAGTGGAATATTCGTTCTGCTATTGATTGGTTAAAGTTTACCAATGGCACATGAGTGATTTAGAAGTATATCAAGATGACACGGTAAACATCAAAGTTCACTGTGATAGAGGTGTTGCGAAAGAACTTAGCCAGTTCTTCACCTTCACTGTACCAAATTGCCAATATACCCCTGCTTACAGGAACAAGTTGTGGGATGGCCAAATACGACTTTTTAATGTTCATACCCATATGATATACGCAGGTCTAAAAGACTATGTTAAGTCCTTTGCTAGCGAAAGGCAGTACACATATGAGGACAAGACATCATTAGTATCAAAAAACATAACCAAAGAACAAGTTAAATCATACCTCATGGACACAATTAAACCTGCAATTGGTGGTAAGTCTATTGCACCATATGACCATCAAATAAATGCAATACAATATGCTATTGAAAGTGACAGGTGTTTACTTTTATCTCCAACAGGAAGTGGTAAATCTCTTATCATATATTCCTTGATTCGTCACTATGAGAAAGTCCTGCCAAAAGAAAAGAAAATATTAATCATTGTGCCTACGACCGGTCTTGTGTCTCAGATGTATAACGACTTCAAGGATTACTCATCAAATTCCGAATGGGATGTGAATGAAAAGTGCCATGTCATATATGCAGGGAAAGACAAGGTAACGGAGAAACAAATTGTAATTTCTACATGGCAAAGTATATACAAAATGCCACAAAAATATTTTGAGGAGTTTGGTGCAGTGTTTGGTGACGAATGCCACCTGTTCAAAAGCAAGTCATTGACAGCGATAATGACAAAACTTACTGACTGCCCCTATCGGATAGGAACAACAGGCACATTGGATGGTAGCACTACACATAAACTCGTTATTGAGGGATTATTTGGTAGAGTGTTTAATGTTACAAGTACGAAAGACTTAATGGATAAAGAACTTTTATCTGAATTGGAAATAGAATGCATCACTTTACAATATACACCAGAAGAAATTCAAGAAGTAAAACGAGTATCATATCAAGAAGAAATTAAATGGCTAGTAGAGAATGAAAAGAGAAACATATTCATATCAAGACTCTGTTGTACAATAAATGAGAATATTCTTCTTCTTTTTAACCTTGTTGATACACATGGCAAACCACTTTATAAATTAATCAACAACGAGTGTGGTAAGGATCGTAAAGTATTTTTTATTCATGGCGGAACAGACACCGAACAAAGAGAAGAAATTAGGCAAATTATAGACAAAGAGAAAGATGCAATCTTGATTGCATCGTATGGCACATGTTCAACTGGTATAAATATCAGGAACATACATAATATCGTGTTTGCATCGCCATCTAAATCTGTTGTTCGTGTATTACAGTCTATTGGCAGAGGTTTGCGTAAATCAGATTCTAAAGACCATGTAAAATTGTATGATATTAGTGATGATTTGTGTTTTAAGAAATATAAAAACCACACAATGAAACATTTAGAAGAAAGAACTCGCATATATAGTAGTGAGGGCTTTCAATGGAAATCAGTAAAAATTCAGTTATGAGAGGTGATAATGAAAAAAAATTCATTTAGAATTCTTAAGCTTAAAAGCGGGGAAGAATTAATAACTAGAATTGCCGGCGAAAAGAACGGTAATCTAATCATTGAAAGACCGATGAAATTTCATTCTTCATTGATGACTGATGGCTACGGCAGAACCAAAGAATTGACAATTCTTAAAAATTGGTTGATATATTCATCTGCTGAAAAAACCACTATTCCTAAAGACTTTATTGCATCATTTCTGAAACCAGATATTGATGTTCTTCAACTCTATGAATTAGAAAAGAAAAAAGATGATTCCATGAAGGATAATAAAAATAGAATCATTAAAAAAGACACAAGATATCCCCGAAATAACCAACCAAATAATTTTAAAGATGCAGAAGAAGTTCAAAGAATGATAGATATGCTCCATGATTCACCTATAGACGATGAAACGATGAAGAAGGTTATGCATGAGATTGACAATTTAAGTGATGAAGATTTGGCCGAATTACGAAAAGATTCAGAAAAAATTCATAATGAAATGGGTGATGATTTTGAAAATTATATTACTATGAGCCTTTATTTACCGCCAGAAGCACTTTTAACTTTAATTGATTCTGGTTTAGTAGAAGAAGACCAAATTAGAGCAATTATTGACTCTCTTTCTAGAGGAAAAACATCATCTTCCGAATCTGAAGATGAATTTCCTTTTGGTAATTTTCCAAAAGAATTGTTTGGTGGTGCATTTCCACCAATTGGATATAAGAATTTTAAAGATGTAGAAGATGAAGATGATAAGGACCACCGAGATACTGATGAATATGGAAAACATTGGAAAGATTGGAGTCCTTATCCAGATGATTATTTGGATGATAGGCCTTAATATCCCTTGTTTCCCGGGGCACTGATAAGTGTAACACGGAAATGAGAATTTGTCAAGAAAAAAGTAATATTTATTTTGATTTTCTTAAAAATATGAGTATAATATAAATAATGAGTAAGAAGAAACGAATAAAACATCAATATATTGATAATAAAGTGTTTTATATTGCAATGGTTGAATGGAAGAAACTTGTAGTTGATGCGGAGAATTCGGATGAAAAGAGACCGCCAATTACTGAGTATATTGGAGAATGTTTTTTATTGATTGCAGAACATCTTTCACATAGGCCAAATTTCATTAATTATGATTATAGAGAAGAAATGATTGGAGATGGTATAGAGAATTGTTTGATGTATGCACACAATTTTGATCCAAATAAATCAAAGAATCCATTTTCATATTTTACACAGATTATATATTATGCATTTCTTAGACGAATTGAGAAAGAAAAGAAACAATCGTATGTGAAATATAGACTTATGGAACAAATGGATGATGGTTCATTAAGTAATTGGTTTAAAGAGAATTATTTTGATAAATCAACAAAAAAAGCAATGACGGACCATTTTAATTTGAATAATATAGATATTGAAAAGTTCACACCAAAGAAACGTAAGAAAAGAACATCAAAAAAGAAGACGGGCAAGAAGAAAAAAGAAAATAATACATTAGAATGTATGTTACAGGATGATATAAAGAGTGAAGATAGCACTGATAAATGACACGCACTTCGGTGCAAGAGGCGATAGCCAATTATTTTTAGATTATTTTATGAAGTTCTTCGATGATGTATTTTTCCCATACACTAAAGAGAACAACATAAAGACGGTAATCCATGCAGGCGATTTGATGGATAGAAGGAAGTTTGTAAATTTTAATATTCTTAATCAAGTTCGCACAAAATTCATAGACAAACTAAGAGATGAAGGTGTAGAGTTACACTGCATTCTTGGTAATCATGATGTATATTACCGCAATACAAACACAGTTAATTCGATACGAGAATTATTCGGTAACGATTTAAATCTATACGAAGAACCAACTGTGGTGAACTTTGATGGTTTAGACATTGCATTGTTGCCTTGGGTAAACAAAGAAAATTACGACCAATCTATAGATTTTATTAAAACTGCATCTGCACCAATTCTAATGGGACATCTTGAATTGCAGGGATATGATGTAATGCGTGGAGTTAAATATGATGGTGGTATGAATCCAAAACTATTTGAAAGATACGAACAAGTATTTACAGGACACTTTCATTGTCGGCAAGAACACGGCAACATTTACTATATGGGAACACAATATCAAATTACCTTTGCAGATTTAAACGAAACAAAAGGTTTTCATGTATATGATACCGATACAAGAGAAATAGAGTTTATTCCTAACCCATATAAAATGTTCCACGCAGTATCATATAACGATGAAAACGGCCCAGTTGACAGCGAACACTTTGATTGTGAATATCTTGATGGAGCATATATCAAATTGTATGTAGAACATAAAAAATATCCATATTCATTTGAAAGGTTTATGGATAAGTTGTATTCTTGTGGAGTTGTTAAGATTACGGTCGTTGAAGAATTTGACAATTCTGAATGGACTCAAGAAGAAATAGTTGATATTGCTCAAGATACTGTTACACTAATCAACAATGAAATAGATTCTATTGAAGAAGTAAAGGATAAGGCCAAAATGAAAAAACTCATTAAAGACCTTTATATGGAGAGTTTGTCACTGTGATAATTTTCAAGACACTTTCATATAAGAATTTCCTTTCATCTGGAAACTATAAAACTGTTATAGATTTTGTCAAAAGCAACAACACACTTGTGTCTGGAGAGAATGGTGCAGGCAAGTCTACAATGCTTGATGCACTAACATTTGTATTGTTTGGCAAGTCATTTCGTGGTGTTAATCTTTCTTTGTTGATTAATTCAATAAACGAGAAGGATTGTGAGGTAGAAATTGAATTTTCATCAGGGAAAAACGAATACCACATAATTCGTGGAATAAAACCAAAGAAGTTTGAAATATACAAGAATGGTGATTTATTGGACCAAGATGCAAAGTCTAGAGATTATCAAAAGATTTTAGAAGAACAGATTCTTAAAATGACCTTTAAATCTTTTTGTCAGGTGGTCATACTCGGTTCAAGTAATTATATTCCGTTTATGAAGTTATCTTCAAAAGATAGAAGGTCGGTGGTAGAGAATTTGTTGGATATAGATGTGTTTTCTGTTATGAA